GCCCAGTCAGCGGCAAGAATCGCCGTTGCGGGGAGAACGGGTGTGAGCACGAGCGTAAACTGGATTTGGGCCATAAAGTTCGCATCGCCGAGGAGTTGAGTCCCACCAACGGCTGACTGGACGAGGTTGCAGTTGGTAAATGTGATTGCACCACCAGCCACCACCGTCGCACTCTGTGCCCCAGCCGGCTCCACCACACGGGGGCCGTTAGGAGCCAGAGGGACCCACACGGGCGGAGCACCAACTACCCAATCAGTCGCCGGGTCATCGCCGCCCAGAACGGCCGTAAGGGGGGCCGCACCGCCGATTGTCGGCCCACCATCCATCACGTACGCCCCCCCGTCAATAGCGGAAAACGCAATATCGTTGAGGTAATACTGCTTGGCGACATCCCAAATATTGGAGTTATTCACCTCATTACGGCGGAAAGACGCAGACTGAGAACCAGCGGTACCGAGAACACCAAGGCGAGTTACGGGGTTCTTCAAACTCTCAAGCGATGCCATTTATATTAGAGGATTTGAAAAAAAAGTTAGAGAATTCACATTAGCCGGGCGGAGAGGCTTTTGCCGGCTCCCGCCATCGGGCGACCACCATCCTCCCGCTTTTCGGCTGGTCTAGAAGCACCGCTGCCGCTGCCGCTACCCGCCATACCCATACGGTTCGCCAGAGCCATCATCTTCCCGCCGATGATACGGGCAAGGCCGGAACGAGTCCCCGCCGGGGCCAGAGGGGCGGCGATGATGTCTTGCTCGGACAGTACGCCCTTGATGATACGAGAAGAACCACGCACCGACTCAAAGAAGCCGGAGTTCGCCGTAATCACGAACAACTGGGGATTCACGGGGAAGCCGAAGGTGTTGCGAACGCGCACGTTGAACTGCAGAGTGAAGTTACCCACCAGCGAGCACGCTTGGCCAGACTGGAGTGTCAAATCCACGCCGGGCTTCAGCACTAGGAAGCCGCCAACCGTAGATATACGCTTCCCAACGGCACCCGTAGGCACACGGACAAGGCCGGACCAAGTGGGCCAATCCACATCTAGGCCGTTTCTTACGGACATATGGTACAGCTGCTCCGGGGTCTGCGAAGACAGCAAGCCGGAGAAGTTGTCAAAGTTAATTGACAGAGGGTTCTGCGGGCGGCCGCCATCTACGCCGCAGTCAATAGGCAGATAAGAGGTGCCGTACTGGGGCAGAGTGGGGTCAAACGCACGATTGGCCGCTACCGTGTTTGCATCCGCAAGAGCCTTGCAGTAGATGATGAGAAGGTCGGGAATCTGGGGCAGCGTGATAGTCTGGGAAGTAAGCTGCTCGGCAGTACCGGCAGCCATCGCCGAAGTGAGAGGCTGCGTGATGTAACGAGGAAACTCCATATACGGCACCACGCTCTTAGGGGGCAGAGGGATATCCAGAGAGGGCGTGAGGAACTGCACGTTGAGGAAAGAGTTCTCAAAGGGGCCGTTGGGCCGGGAGGAGTTGTACTGAACCGGGGGCAGCCAAGTCGTCTGGGCTTGACCGCCGGAATAGTAGAGCTTCTGGGCTGAGCCTACCGTGCTGTTACGCAGACGCAGAGCACGGCCGGGCTCACGCAAGTTGCACACGAGCTGGATGTTGTTGATGCCGAAGAGGCCCGTGTCGGAGCCGTGGCTCTCAGCGAACACAAAGGGGGACAGCACCAGCTTCTCCGTGGTACGGAAACGCAGATACACGATGTAGAGGCCGTTCACGATACCGGTACCGTCGTCCGTGGATACCGGGACGCCATCCACATAGTCAATAGTAAGGCCATTTGCATCCACGTATGTACCGGAGCCGGACAGAACCGCACCCGCCGCATTCGTGAAGGCAAAGTTCGCCCAAGTGCCGTTGGGCTGCTCGTGGTAGTCGTGGGACATATTGGTATAGCCGGAGATGGGGTCGTTGGTCGCATTCAGCGCGTCGGCGTTCTGCTGGTACTTGTCCAACATCGTCGGGCAAGTACGCTGGAGGCGGTTCTGCTTGTAGTCCGTCAGCCGGAGAACCTCAGTCAGCACATCTTGGGAGTTGATGGTTACCGTGGTGTCGTTGATGGTCGCCGTCATCGTCGCACAGAGGGAGTTCAGAGGGAAGGCCGCCAGAGAGCCATCCACGCCCATCTGCAGAAGAGGCTCGCCTACCGGGTACTGGCCCCCCGCCGTGTCGTCCAGACGGACGGACACTTGGAGGAAGACGGTAGAGGACCAGTCCATATCACGGGCCACATACACGTTCTCAGAAGGAACATATACGTTATAGGTGTGCTGGGACTGGGACTGCGAAATCGCCGCAAACGGGGCGTTTGTGAGGGACAGAGCACCCTTCTCCACGGCGTACTTCGGGCGAGTCTGAACGATGCGGTCATCAAATACGGCCAGCTTCTCTATGTCCGCACTCATTTTTATACTTAGTAATAAGGAAAAAAATGGGAGCGGTAACACAATTTTAGAGGGTTGAGATTAAGAGCGGTAGTCCGTTTTCCGGAATAACATTTTGATATTAATATCGGAGCAATTCGCCGCCGTAAGAGGAATCAGCTCCCCAGTCAGCCGGTACTTCCAAAAGACTTGGATATCTATATTGCGAATTTCCTCGTGGGAGGCAGTCATAGAAATCATTTTGTACTCTGCCGAAGGCTCGTACTTGGTGAAGTTGCGATATCCCTCGGCTCCCTCGGTCTGCTGGTCTATGCTGAAATCCGAAATGATAGGCTGGAATGCACTCTGGGAGCCAACAGAGCCGGAGCCCAAATTGCCCGCATTCAAATCCACATTCGCTGAGTTATACTCCTTCTTAATCGGGAGCATCGCCGAGGTGAATACAATCGCCGACACCGGGGACCACATCGCATCCGTGGAGCGGTAGTCTTGGACGATTTTCCAATAGAGGTTCTGGCGGTCTGTCGGGATGAGGAAATAGGGATTGTATACCGGAGGAGGAACCGCTGCGTTGCCTTGCAGTAGAGGGTTGTTATTGAGGATATTCGTATAGAGTTGGTTCGCAAATAGAATCTCATAGGAATACAGCCAAGGACCCGCACCGGAGAAAGGGGTGGAATTTCCAATAGGGTAGAGGTAGCTGCTGGAAATAGGGTCCGGAATAGGAAAAGGAATACGGCTGCCGCCCACAGCACCAACGAATGTGTTGTTGAAGTTTGCCAAGAGGTTCATTAGCTCCGTATTGAAGAACAGCCGGAGGTAGGCCGTTGAGGCGGGAGAAGCCGGGTCCCCAGCATTATAGACGGGGGGGACAAAGGCCGGAATCGGGGCTTGTGCTCCAGTAATTAGGCCGGTACGAATACTGCTCGTCAGCGGGTCTAGCTGGCCGCTGATATTGAAAGCCCTCGTATCGCCGTATAGTTCAAAGAGCTTGGTGAATTCATTATACTTGATAAAGGGGACATCGTGGTCTAGAACAAACTTGTTGAAATCGGGCTGACCGCCGGTGAAATAGGGATTGACGGTTGCCGTTGGTAGAGTTCCCCAAAAGATATTGAACGCCGCAAAGGTACTTATCATCGCCGACTCTAGGGCTGCATTTACCATCTGGGCAAAATGGCTATAGGTATAGGTCCAGTAGTACCGGGTAGATAGGTCTTGCTTCACTATCCCCGTTGCTGGGACTTGGGGGACCGGTGCAATAGTGAGATTTTGGATTTCGGGGACATATATGATAGGCTGACTTGAGGGGGCCAAGGTTATTACCGCTGTAGCAGCCAAACCCGTCCCGCTGTCCGTATAGTTCCAAGTCCGCTGATAGGGAATAGCAAGGTTATAAATAGTCCGGTTCGGGTCACTCTGTCCGCCAGTCACCGTCACCGTTCCGTTAGTCTGGATGAGCGGAATGAATAGAGGCAATTCACGGCCGGGGCCGTTCATCGTGAATTTAATAATGGAGAAATTGTACTGGGACGCATCTCTTATAATAGGAGCATCACGAGTCTCGTTGAACTTCACCGGCTGAGGCGGCTGCGATACTGTAAGGTCAGCCGTCTTGGTGGAGGTCATCGTAGCGTTGAAATATATCATCTCGCTATCGGCACCGCCATCAACTATGCTGCGAAACGAATAGGACATTCTATACTCTGTAAATATTTTTACTTCCCTAAATTGTTGTAAGTCTTAGCCACAACGAACTCGTCGGGGGTCATACCGGATTTATGTATCATCTGTCGGTACTTACTGAGCGGCATTTTGTAATAGAGGAGCCGGCAGACTGCGTGACGGCCGCACGTCTGCACATCATTTGCCATTTTCTGGAGCTGTACCTTATTGAATATGACGTGGCAGCCGCTTTCTTCTAGGAGCCGGGTCAAATCGGGATGTTCTATCCGCATTTTCTCAAGCTGATTCTTGGAAAGCCCGTCCTTCTGGGCATCGGGTGGCTCCCCGTACGGGTCAAAAAATTCTATTTGCCGACCGTCTTTAATCAAGCAAGTCCAGTGGCCTTGAAAATCGCTTTGCTGTGGGTAAAAAATTATCGCTCGGCCCCGATTGTCAAAAAGTTCGTTAATACTTTGCACATCCTTTATTTTAGAGTAAGGAGTGATTTCTATATTCCCTCCCAATAAGCCACGGATATCATCATCGCTTAGTGGGTATGCTTCTGCTTGTTTTTCTGCTCCAGCCGATAGGCTCATCTCTATTCTAGTGCGTTCAAAAATGCCAAGGCTTCGTCAAAGGTCCAAAAGACCGCACTTTTGCTGAATCCTTCCGGATATCTCCTCTGTGCAACGTACTTATCATCGCCGCCTTTCTTCCGTATATAAATATATTTGGCTTTGGTGGGGAAAGGATATAAATTAGAACTCGGGGGCCTACCTACTGGCATTTCTACTTATTAGGAATAAACGGGTTTAGATGGGTATTTAGGGATTCAATATAAGCCAATTGATTACATCACCAACGTCTACTGCTGTATTACAAGTAATGACGAAGGAACCAGTTCCCGCCACAATATTCTTGATGTATTGAGAGCCTCCACCGCCGCCAACGTGGATGTAGGTGATTTGAATGATGCTTGTAGGAACGCAGAGAGAAGCAGTAATCGTCCGAACAGTTGCACCACCAGTAGCCTCCGTATATGCCCCGAAACTATTGGGATTTAGTCCTACTTGAATATTGGTGGTAGTATTCTGGATGTCAATCGTGGAGTCCGCTATGGTTGCAATATTGAGAGCACCCACATATGCATTAAGACTTACCACACCAGCATTAGCCAGAGTCACATTACCCGCTGAGCCGCCACCGCTCAGCCCGCCACCAGCGGTGACACTTGTAATATCACCGGAAGGCGGCAGAGGGAATTCCACCCAATCCGGAGCCAAGGCGACGGAGGGGTCGGAGCCGCCCGTAACAGTTTGAAGTACTGCATACGAATTATTGACAAGGGAGGATTGAACGAACATACCGGGTATGTAGGTATCTGTAACATTCCAAATACCGGCATATCTCAGTACTCCAGAAGGTATTGACATCTATAGGAGGGGTTTTTTATTTTATATGTATGGAATAGAATGATGAACCACGGAAGCCCACTCTCTAAGGACCACAAAATCAAGAAAGAGGTAGCACCCATAAAAGCAAAGCCCAAGATATCACAAGGCGTAGCCAAGCGGATACTGAAGGATAAGGCGGCGGGATTTGTGGCGACCTTTTGGCTCAATAATTATTTGGAAAACAAGGTGCAAGGCGAATGCCTCCCGAAGTCCTTCCTCTCTAATGATTGCATAGCAGAAATCACTAGAACGTACGGAGCCGGTGCTGAAAAGGTCTTTGAAGATATCCGCGCCGCCTACAGACGGGAGTTTGGAATCCCCGAACCGGCTCCCAAGGTGGTTGTATGTGATATTGCGGGCAATCTAATAACGCTAAATGATGACGAGGCCGAGGAAGAGGTGGATGAAGTCACTCTCCCCGGCTAATCCCTAATCAACATTCGGGCGTGCTGGCCCGATACGATGTATTGAGGGAAATTCTTGAAGATGCAAATCCATCTCCCCATCTTCTTTAGGTCCCGTATGTCGTCCTTGGTCATTCCAACGTGGGTTTTGAGGAGGTAGTTGAGGGCGTGAAACGAAGTAGCCATAGGATAAACGACGATATGAGTGGCTTCGTTAAGAAGTAGTCTTGTTTTCTTGTAATTAGTAAGGTAATGTGACAGACATAACATAGTTGTATTAGTGTGGCGACCCATAGTAGCGAGGTCATCTATTAATTTATGTACGATTTTCTCGGCGGGGCCGGTGAATGTGTCGTAGTCGTCAAAAATGACCATACAATTCTTGAACTCATCAAGGTTCGGGAAGTCGTCAATCAGCGACTGAATATTGATACGCTTGGCGGCCGGCTTCATTTTGTCCAGAGTCCCAGCATCCTCTGCAAGTTTAGAAATGAGATAGACAGACCGGTCGGGAAATAGCTTCTGGTAGTACTCCCCAAGGCCTTTGGCGATATAAGACTTGCCGGAGCCGGAAGCACCCGCAATATAGAACACATCACGCTTCTTCGGGTCAGCCGATGGGAGCAATTCAAAGGCACCGCTTTCTAATGTGACTTCTTTGGAAGCCGTTTCATCAGAAAGAATCCGCTCGTATAATTGTTTGCCGAGTGCAGTCTCGCCGATAAGCTGGTCGGGGTCAAGGCCCTTGTCCCTTGCCTCCTCCAGCCGGGCCATAAGGCGGACCCGTTCTTGGGGCTTTACTGTCCGGAGTTCTGTTGCGTACGTATTAGCATTTATAGCGTGGCCTTTCTTGGAGGATTTCTTCGGCTTGGAGCCGTCTGGGGAATCTTCGTGAAGATAGAGAAGATTACCGTCCTCGTCGCCGCCCTTGACAATCGCAATCGGTTTTGCTCCCTTGCCGGGCTCAAAATTGAGGTGCGGCATTATATATATTAGCCCGAGAATTTTAATAAATCTCCAAACACTTACGGAACCCACGTGAAAATCCGGGTAAATGTAAATGATTTTAACATTTTTGGGGCTTTTTTACGGCCCGGTTTTTGATTTATTTACCGCCGGGGAAGACATTTTTAAGAGTGCTCTTGATGATTTTTACCGTTCCCTCGTTGTTAATTCCCTCCAGCTCCGCAATCAGTTTGTCCAGCTTCCTTTTGATAGAAGTGGCGGGTGAATTAAGGAGAGCGTTGAGGCTGCCTATAATGTCGTGTTCCTTGCTGAGAAAGTCCCGTAACTGGTACAGATTCCCCATACGAGCCTTCATATCGTCTATTTGGCTGAGGATTACCTTGAGATTATAGGCCGAACTGGGGCGGTCCATTAGGCCCCGCAACGTCTGCAAGTCGCCGATGATTTGATACAGACGGCCTAGGTCAGAATTCAGAATAGGAACAAGAATATCCGCAGAGGCCGCATCCTTACGTAACTTGATAAGGGCGAAGAACCGCTTGAGAGCCTTGAACGGATTCGTGTCGTTATAGAACAAGATATCATCTGAGAGGCTCTGGACTATATTGGAAGACCTTTCTGATACTAAGACACCATTAAGGTAAGTGTCATAGATGGCCGAGAATTCCGTGTAGCGGTCCGCAATATTCGCAACAGCATCTACCTTTATAAGGCCTCTAGAGGTTACAGCATCTTCTAAATTGAAGCGGTGCCCTCTGTACTCTTGATATCCCGCCATAATCTGGTCCGGCTTCCAGCGGAGAATGTGGAATTTGATAGTCTTCTTAGCAATAATGAACCCGAGGCGGCTTGTGGCCTTGTCTAGTAGTGCATCGGCCTCTTTGGCTTCCGTGGGAGTAATGATATTACGGTTCCGCAG